GCGTTTACGACGAGTGGGTCAACGACATCTGATGGTTCTGCAAGAGGCTGTTCTGCCGGGGAGTTTTGCACAGGTAACGCTACGGCGGGTGGCGGCACTTATACGAGCACGTTTGACGTTCCATTGACCGAGGACGAGGTTCGCAGAGGCTTTACCCTCAACAGCGCGGTTACCGTGGACAGTCATCCTAGCAACGCCACGCTATCCACTTGTACCAGCATCACGCAGGGCGGCGATTGCCGCGATATTTTTAACCTAACGGTAGCGTTGTTTGATGTCACAAATACAGTAGTTGAGAAGTTTGAGCGTCAGGTTGAATTAGATTTTAGTGGTCTTCGCACATTTGATTTCACGGATACCGTTCAAGAAAACAGCTTCAGCATACTTACGGGGGAGTTTGAGCTATTCGGCGTGGATGCCGGGTTTCACTCTGGATTTTTCGGACCTAAATTCTCGCAGCCTTCGCTTACGTTTACGCATGAACAGGTAGTAGAGCAGCAAATTTTAGACCAGATTGTGCAGAACGATGTAATAGCGTCTGCGCCTCCGGTTCAGATTAACGTGCCTCCTCCTCCAGTTGACTTGCCGCCACCGCCAGCAGCGGCCCCAATCGCTGTTGCCGTTGCGCCGCAAGCTCCATCTGCGCCACCTCCCCCTCCAGAGATAGCGCCCATTCAAATTGATCTGCCGCCACCTCCTATGGAACAGCAGCAACAGGAATCACGGGCAGAGGCGACTATTGAAGCTCAAATAGAGCAGGATATAGCGCCTCCCCCTGTAGAACAGCCTCGCGCACGAGAGCCGGAACCTGAGCCGGAACCGGAACCCGAGCAACCGCAGCAGTCTTCTGAACGGGAGCCGGAACCAGAGGGACAGTCAGCAGAAGCGCAGCCAGAGCCTCGACCCTCTGAGACTGAACCAGAACCGGAGCCTTCGGTAGAACCCCCGGCAGAGACTAGAGAGGCGCAAGCTCCTCCAAAGCCCAAGAGCCGACAGGAAAAGGTTAAAGCGGCGGCTGAAAAGGCGGTTGCAAAGATAGCTCCGTCGCAGAGATACTCAGCAGCATCACAAACCACCACTATGGTGGCTATGGGTATGATATCACCTAAGATTGCAGCACCATTAGCATTGGTTGATACACCCGGTTTCTTTACAGGTGCAAAAGTTCCTGATGGGCCTTCTTTGGTAGACAGGATGCAGAATTACACCTTGTTCGGCAAATCAAACGGGTCGCACAACGCTCTCGTAGAGCTTGATTGGAAACGCTGACATGGCTGAAGTTGAATTTGCAGGTGTTAAGTTTAAAGGCGGCAAGATGGTGGCCGTATTTCTTGCGTTATCTACGCTGGTTGGTGGCTTATATGGCGCGTTTGAAGTGTACAAAGACTACGAAAGCATGAAGAAAAAAATAGCCAGCTATTCGGCTCCTGATCTTTCAGGCATACGACAAGAGTTAGCGGTGCAAAACGAAACCGTTGAAGCAGTAAGAAAGGAGATGGCGTCGGTTCGGCTTCGTGTTAGCGAGATACAAGAAATTGCCCGAGATTTAAGGGAAGACCAGCGCAGCGATAGCAGTAAAGTGTACGGGGCTATTAGTGCTGTAGACAGACGTTCTCGCGATGCTGACGCTGATACACGCTCGGCAATGAGGCAAGCAGAGAAGACCCTGCGCGATATAACATCCTCTGCTTCCGATAGATTTGACGGCAAAATCAACAGCGTTGATGCTAAACTCGACGCCTTAGAAGATCGATTAAACAAGACGCTTCAGAGGGCGTTGGACAATCCGTTATTAAAAGGAAAATAAAATGGCTGACGAGAAAGTAGACAACATTCCAGATAAGGAAGCATACCAGATTAATCGCCGACTTATGTGTTGGGCTGCGCTTGCGTTAATGGGTGTTACTGTAGGTTTTGTCCTAATAAATCCATCGTCGTATAGTAATGCTCCAATAGGTCCAATCTTTTATGGGCTATCTGGATTAGTCGCGGTATATTTTGGTGCCACTAGTTTCACTCAAGCAAAGAAGTGATGTTTCACGTGAAACATTTTTAGGTGCTAGATGCTACAGAAATTGACCTTCAAGCCCGGAATAAATAAAGACCTTACCCGATACGCTGGTGAGGGCAGTTGGTTTGACTGTGATAAAGTTAGATTTGTAAATGGACTACCTCAAAAAATGGGTGGTTGGGTTAAAATTAACTCGACAGCATTTTCTGGGGTTTGTCGCTCTCTGTTTAACTGGTCAACTCTTAGCGGCCAAGACTTAATGGGTATAGGAACCTCGAAAAAGTTAATACTTGAAGAGGGTGGCGGAATACATAATGTGACGCCTTTGAGAATATCAAATTTCACCCTTGGCTCTAACCCATTCCAGACCTTAACTTCTGGCACAGGAACTTTGAATGTTACTCATACTGGGCATGGCGCTGCGGTAGGAGACACTGTAATTTTTGCTGCGGCTGCCACTTTTGATGGAATTACGGCTGCTCAAATAAATACTGCTCATGTCATTACGCAAATAATTGACTCAAACAATTATTACATAGTGACAACCGGTTCGTCGTCTTCTGGCTCTACGGCTGGGGGTGGCTCGTCTGTTTTAGCTTCTTACGAAATTACGGTTGGCGCGGCGACGAGTGATTCAGGAGGTCTTGGTTGGGGCGCAGGTCTTTTTGGCGGTACTGTTTCTGGTAAAACAACAACAACGCTCTCTGGTGGTATTAACGATTCAGCCACAACTATTCCTCTGACAAGCGCTACGGGCTTTGACACGGCTTCGACAACGCTATCAGCGATCTTGCAAATCGGTGACGGGGAAATGAGTGTTGCGTCGGTCTCCGGCCTTCCTTGGATTGGTATAGTAAAGATTGGTACTGAGCAGATTAAGTACGAGAACGTAGATACCACTAACAATAAAATTTCTTCTTTAACTCGTGGTTTTAACGGGACAACGGAGGCAGCGCATTCTTCAAGCGCTTCGGTTACTTATGTCGGAACCATCGTGATTGACAACGAGATTATTACATACACTGGCGTCTCGACTAATGACCTGACAAGTGCTGTGCGCGGTCAGCTTGGCACTGATAATGTTGCTCACGATTCCGGTGCAACAGTTGTCGAATCAAACGAGTTTGTTGGTTGGGGTTCGGGGGTGCCGGTGGAGACAGGCACAACCGAGACTATAACCGTTCGTCTATGGCGTCAGGACAACTTTGGTGAAGATTTGTTAGCCAACATTTACGGTGGCGGTATTTATTACTGGGACGCAAGCTCGGGTTTCGGTAACAGGGCAGTGGAGCTTTCTAGTCTTTCCGGTTCCTCCGGTTGCCCTACAGCAGCGCGTGTTATCCTTGTTTCAGACAATGACAGGCATGTTGTTGCCCTTGGCACCACCGATCTATCGAGTGGAGGATTTGATCCTCTTTTAATACGTTGGGGTGATCAGGAGTCCTTAACTCAGTGGACCCCCTCGACGACAAATACAGCCGGTGATCTTAGAATCAATAATGGCTCAGAGATTATTACTGCGCTTGAGAACAGACAAGAAATACTCGTTTGGACAGACAGAAGCCTTCATTCTCTAAGATTTGTAGGCTCACCCTTTATTTTTGGTCAAACCCTTCTTTCTCAAAATGTCACAATTATAGGCCCAAATGCCCATGTGGCAGTCGGGGATACGGCGTTTTGGATGGGTACAAATAATTTCTATGCATACGATGGTCGTGTAACGTCAATACCGTGCTCTGTACGCAATTTTGTTTTCCAAAACATGAATTTCGGTCAACGCAATAAGTTCTTTGCGGGCAGCAATTACGAGTTTGGGGAAGTTATATGGTTCTACGTTTCGAGTGACGCGACAGAAATTGATAAGTACGTCATATACAATTTTGTTGAAAAGGCTTGGTATACAGGTTCTCTTGAAAGAACAGCTTGGATAGATCGAAGCCAGCGAGAGTTTCCGAATGCCGCAAGCTCTGATGGATTCTTGTACTCGCACGATAATGGATTTGATGATGGGAGTCAGAATCCTCCAGCACCCATAACAGCTTTTATAGAAAGTTCTGATTTTGAAATTGGAGACGGGGATAGGCTTCAGTTTGCCTCTAGAGTAATTCCCGATTTGAGCTTTAACGGATCGTCTGCTTCGGCCCCTGCCGCAACCTTTTCTTTTCTCCCGCGTAATTTTCCCGGCCAATCTTTCGGCACATCGTCGTCATCTACGGTAACCGCTAGTCAGACTGTTGATGTAGAGCAGTTTACAGAACAGGCATTTATAAGACTCAGAGGCAGAGAGATGTCGGTTAAAGTGCAGTCAACCGAAGAGGGCGTGTTTTGGCGCTTGGGTGCTCCGCGCATAGATATTCGACCTGATGGGAGAAGATAGTGGCGTCTTCTGTTCAAAGGAGTCAGATACAATCGTTTACCCTGCCTACACCTACGTCTGGGTATTCCACTGAATACATGAACTCTTTGGTTAGAACCTTAGAGATTTTCTTTCAAAGGGAGCAAGAAACAGGTAACATTAGGGGGTCAACGCTTATATTGACATCTCTGCCGACTGAAGTTGCAGACCTTAGGGTCGGTGATGTTTATGTTGATGAGGACGGCTTTTTGAAAGTCGCCCGGTCTGAAGACAATTTTACTTCCGCCTTGGCGGGTGCTGTTGGCTCGGTAACGGTAAGTACTTCTTAGGAGTTTTTTGATGGCTGTCATATATCCTCAAGTCGATCAAGCATCTAATCCGCCAATTACCATCACCTCTCGGAAAATGGTGGGGACCACGCCTGACGGCTCAGAGTACACCCGTGCTGGGCTTGAAAGTTTTTTTGATGCTGCCGAAAAACAAGGCGGCATCGGGGGAACTCTTTTGAGTATGCCCTCGGTCCAACAACAAATGACAGATCAAATTTTTGGTCCCGAAGAATTAGTAGAATACAACCCCACCCCCCGCGTCCCCATTACGCCACCATCAAGCTATGAGCCGGGAATGGACCCGATGTTCAATTACTTTGAGGGGCAGAAAGCGCCAGATGCGGTTTTAATGGAAGGTGGCGGCCTTGTGGGTGAGGCCAAGCGCGTACAGCAGCAGGGTCGTAACGGCGACAGTATGCTCGTTCACATGAATCCTGATGAATTTAACGCTATGACAGCCATCGGCGGTCTTGGCGGCTTAGTTGAGAACGGCGCAACCATCAACCCGGAAACGGGCTTGCCTGAGATGTTCAACTTTAAGGACATCCTTCCGACTGTTATTGGTGTCGCTGGCGCTGCATTTGGTCTTCCGACTTGGGCAGTTGCCTTGGGTACCGGGGCGACAACGGCTATTACCACGGGCGACATTGGTAAGGGTATCCTTGCTGGTCTTGGCTCTTACGCCTTAGGCAGCTTGTTTGAAGGCGTTGGCGCTAGTGGTGTCGCTGATCCCAGTGTGGCGGCGGCTGGGGCTGATCCGGGCGGAAGTCTTTTGGCTAGTCAGCCCGCCATGAATGCTGCCTCCTCTACAGCTAACCTTCCAAATGCGCCTGACCTTATTGCTGGTGGAATGCCTGTCTCTGACGCTTCTATCATCAATGCCCCTAGCATTTACGAAAGAGCGGCAGCAGCTAAGGGCTTTACCCCTCAGGCTGTTTCCCCAATCACACCCCCGGCCCCGTCCGGCCCCATTAACTTTACTGGTACCGGAGGGTTTCCCTCTACAAACTTCCCGGCACGTGGTTTTACTGGTGACATTTCGGCGATACAGGCAGGAAATGAGGCGGCTTTTGGTCTAGGTAGCGGGGCAACAGGTGCGGCTCAAAATGCTGCTTTTTCGAGCGCTTACAAGGATGCTGCTTTCGGAAACGCACCTTTTACCACGGCTTTCGATTCCGCTGCTACCGGCCCCAGTAAACTAGAATTGTTTGGTGAGGGGATATCCCAAATAGGGCAGCCCGGTGGTGTTAGTTATCTTGACGCAGCCACAAAAGGTTTGGGTGGCCTTGGTGCTACGGCTGCCGGTGCAGGTCTCTTTGATGAAGAGCCTTACAACTACGCTGGTTTTAGTGGTTCTAGGCGCAGATATAACACTGAGCCTATGGCTCCTCTCAGTCGCACACGCTTAACCCCCGGTGCTGACTACCGCCCCGGATTTGACCCTGCCTTTAGCTACTTCGCACAGGATGGGAAGCGTGGTGAGCTAGACCCGTCAATGGGTGGCGTTATGAGTAATCCTGCTAGAAATGCTGTTATGCAGAGCGCACAGGAAATTGCATCTAATGCGACACCTCAGCCTCAAATGATGGCTCCGAGACCCGCAATGTACAGCCCTAACGCAGCGGCGAGGGCAGTGCTTCCGATGACGAGAATGGCTAATGGTGGGGTTCCTGAAGAGCAGGTGATGGCAGGTTTAATGGATGTAGCCTCCGAAGAGGTTAAAAATAACCTAGACGAGCGTATGTCCGTGCCAGCCCAAGATTCAGAGCCTCAAAGTCCAGAAGAGCGCATTGTCTACGATAATGCGATGCTTGCTGTTCAGGGTGTCCTTGAAGATGAGGCCGCTCAAGATGCGGTGTCAGAATTTATTGAGACCTTTGGTTTCGAGGCATATCAAGCTCTTGTTGATGCAGTGAATACTCCTCGTGAAGAGGGCGGCGTTATAAAGCCCGCTGATGGTCAAAGTTCTGTAAAGGATGGGGCTATCCAAGGCGAGGACGTTATCGCTGGGATGATTGTTGACCCGGAAACCGGCGAAGAAAGTGCCAATCTGCGTATTGGTGAGAATGAGTATGTGGAACCTGCGGAAAGCCTTACGCGACGGGCTATGGCAGCGGGTCTGCCGCCTACGCCGAAAAATGGCGCAATGGTAAGAAGTGCTGAGGAGGATCAGCTTCGGATGGCTTATGGCTGATCTTGAGGTTTCTCTGGTTGACCCTAATTATGTCAGCCGTGTTTGGTCAGAGGTTGAGCCTATACTAGGCAAGTCTATAGGCTCTGCTCACGGTAGATACGACATGAAGGATATTTTGGCAGAAATTGTTAATTTTGAGCAGCATTTGTGGGTAGTGTTTGACGAGAAAAGTAAGATTATTGCGGCTTTGACAACGAGGTTTGTTAGCTACCCGAAGAAGAAAGTATTAGCCGGTCAGTTTTTAGGCGGCACAAAAATAATGAGATGGCGTGATCCCATGTTAAACACATTAGAGAATTGGGCAAAAGACAATAGCTGTGATGGTCTTGAAATGACTGGCCGCAATGGCTTTGAAAAAGTTCTCGGACCATATGGTTGGACGCCTGAGTATGTGGTGTTCGAGAAAATGTTTGAGGAGAAAGTAGATGGGTAAAGGAGGAGGCGGCGCACCGCCGCCAGCACAGCCGCAGAATGTCACCACTACGACCAGTAATCTGCCCGAATACGCTGAACCCTTTTTCACGCGCTTGATGCAGCGTGGCGAGGCTATTTCGCAAGAAGATTATATTCCAATCGAACAGCAGCGACTGGCTGGCTTTGACCCCTTGCAAGAGCAATCCTTTCAACAGGCAGAGGCTATAGCGGGGGCAGGTACGCCTGAAGAATTCGGCGCGGCTAGAGGTCGTTATCAGGAAGCATTGGATTTTCAACCGGGCTACACTCCCGGAGCCATTGACGCGGGAAGGTTTACCGATGCTGGTGTAGCTCAAAGCTACATGAATCCTTTTGTTGAGAACGTCATCGACGTACAACAGGCCCGCGCTCGTCGTCAGTTTGAAGAGGATCAGGGTCAGAGAGTTTCAGACGCGGCAGTTAGAGCAGGTGCTTTCGGCGGCTCTCGTGAGGGCCTTGCTAATCAGCTTGCCCGCTCAAGGTTTGAAGACAGGCTTTCTGATATGGAAGCTACGCAAAGAGCACAGGCGTTTGATCAAGGCCAGAGAGCATTTACGGCAGATCAGACCGCTGGCCTCCGAGCAGCGGCTTTGAGAGAAGAGGCTGGGCAACAAGCTGGCCGTCTTGGGCTGGCCGGTGAGCAGATTGGTCTCGATGCTGCGCGTCAGGTCGCTGCTCTTGGAGAGGGAGAGCTTGGTCTTGGTCTTCGTCAAGCTGATGTTCTTCGCCAAATTGGTGAGCAACGTCAGGCCTTGGATCAGCAACAGCTTGATATCGGAGTTTCCGATTTTATCTCTCAACGAGATTTTCCCCGTCAACAGCTTGCCTTTCAAAGCGGTATTTTGCGTGGTGTCCCTGTTAGTCCAGTTAGCGAGACCGCACAGTTCCAAGCACAGCCTAGTAACGCGCAGCAGCTTTTAGGCTTTGGCCTTGGTGGTCTTGGTTTGGCAAGAAGTGTTTTTGGGTAGGATATAATCATGGCCGTCACAAATATGTCGATCATTGAAAAAGATGATTTGATTAAAAAAATGCCACGGGATTCTCTTAAAGAGGAATTGAAGAACCCATCTGGTAATTTCCCACTGTTCTTGGTCGCAGCCCGCCTCAAAGAAGTTGAGGAGATGGAGCGCGATGTAATGGCTCGTCAGGCGGCACAGCAGTCTTCTCAGGACGCGGAGTCGGTCGCTGCGCGTTTAGCGCAACAGGCTATGCCACAGTCCCCGATGTCAGCAGTTGCGGCTAACCCGGCACCCCAGCCTCGGCCTGACCCCCAAGGTATTATGGCTCAACAAATGGCTGGCCCCACTCAACCGTTGCCCACGGTAATGGCTCAGACTGGATTACGGGGGAAGTATCCGGGTCAAGCGTCAGAGATCAATCAAGAAATAATTGCTGCTGCGGCTCGTGCTCGTCAGGCCAAAGGAACTCCGCGTCTATATAATCAAGCCAGACAGGCTGGTTTTGAAAAAGCTGGCAGGAAAGGCGCAGCCCCAGCGAGTCAAATACCTGCACTCCTTGGCCTTGCCTCCGCTTTAGCAAAAACCGAAGAGCGGGCCTATGGCGGCATGGAGACATTGCCACCGTTTCAGGTTCAGTCGAGTACAATGCCAATGAGTGGTAAGGGCTTCACGGCCCCTGCACGTTCTCTCGCGTCAAGAATGCCTAAGGAAGAAGACGGTCTTGCTTATGTCTCTCAACTCTTAAAGTCTATGGGAGGCTCTTCAGGTGACAAGCCTACTGTATTCGCTGAGAACGGTTTTGGCAGTCAACCCGGTATGGGGTATGACCCAGTTCTACAGAGAGATTTAGAAACCTTTGGTCTTAGTGACCAGCAATTTTCGCGTCTTGATCCTCAATCTCAACAATTAATTATGGATTCTGGCGAACGCTACGCCGATCCCTCGGCATATGAACGCGCCGCTGGCATTCCTAGAGTTCGCCGCGATGCCATAAGAACAACCCTTGAACGCGCTCAAAGAAAAAACCCCGATAGTCTGCCGTTTGGGACCGGTATTAGAAGTTACTTCGCTCCTGAATCTGAAGTTCCGCGCATCAGAGCAGAACAAGATGCGTTTGAAACGAGTATGGCTCAACTTAGGAATGTTCTTCAACCTCCTGCGCCACCTAGTTCTCCTAGTGGATCAGCCCAAGCGGCTCCTCCCGTGAGTGAAGGGCCAGTCGTAAAAAAATTAAGCAGTCCTATTGACCCTGCGACAGTGAAGGGAGATACGTCTGCTGTACCGGAACAGAAGACTCCCGTGGTTCCTCCCGTAGTTCCTCCCGTGGTTCCTCCTGTGGTTTCCCCCGTGGTTCCCGATGCCACTAAATCTGATGATACCGCTCCCAATGTAAATCTCGAAGCTACGAAAATAGGCGAAGTTGACACGTTGAGCAGCATTGGGGAAAAATACGGCGATCTTATTTCGGACCCGAACGAACAGTTCAAGCCTATAATTGAAGCGTACACCACTCAACTTAAAAAGGTTGAGGCCAATGAGCCTGTCCCTCAAAGCATGAAGGACATGAAAGACCGTTATCAAAATCGTTTGGATTCTCTTGAGAAAAGCCCGCTTCCGTTTATGACTGCCGCCGCTGCCGTAATAAAGGGTAACCAGCCAATTCTTGTTGCGATGACCAATGCTATGATTGGTTACACTGCTGGTGATGAAAAGGTCAAAAACCAAGGTCTCAAGATTATGGGCGAGATGGTTGATTTGGATGTCAACATCAAGACTCTGGAGGCAAAGCAGCAAGAGTCAGAGATGAAAGCTAGAAACGCAATGCTTGGCGCTCGTGAAGCGGCGATGAAGGGACAAAGAGAACGCGAAGCTCAACTCCTCTCGCTTGCGACCAGAGAACAACAGTCCCTTAGAACGGCAGCAGCGGATCAGGCAAAACTAGAGGACGCTGCGAAGAATAGAGCCGTCCAGCTTAGAATAGGGACGTTTAAGACTCAGGCAGAAAAGGATTTATTTGACAGAGCCTATAATGCCTTCAAGAAGGACAACCCCGGCGCTTCTGAATTTGAAGCGATAGGTGCGGCTATGGCGCTCGTTAAACCCAAGGCAACAAACTTTGGTCAGAGTAATTATGAAATAAAACTAGATGGTATGGTAGATGACTTTTTTACCAAGGGAAAAGAAGGCATTCGTAAACTCATAAGTCAATATAATGCAAAAAACCCAAACGATAGAGTTGATACAGTAAACACTTCGCCTCAAGACATTGCAAAAGTCATTAGGTCTATCGGCGTTGATAAACTTCCGTCCAATGACGACGTTAGGCGTCGAATCCTCCAAGACCCAAGATCAGGCATGGGTCGTGGCGCTAGTGGAACTGGAACGGTTCCGTTTAGCAGTCTAGCTAGATAGGTTCTAATTTATGGATGTAACGCTTCCAAACGGGCGTGTTATTAGCGGCGTCCCTGACGGCATGACTCAGGATAGTCTTCGGGAAATTGCGATCAAAAATGGCCTCGCTACCGCCGAAGACTTTGCCTCCGTACAGCCAGCCCAGCCCGCAGGACAGCCAACGGCTGCTCAGTCTGAAGAGTTTGAGGGCAACTACTTCCTTACTGGTATAGGGCGCGGCGTTGATGTTCTACAGGAAGGTTATGGCTCTGCCATAGAGGGCTTTGGTGGTGTTTTTGACCTTCCGGGTGTTGAGCAATATGGCGCTGATGTTGTTGCTGCTCAGAAAAAACAGTTAGAGGAAACCTCTGCTGGTGCTTTGCAGACTAAAGATATTAAGGAGAAGGGCCTCCTTAGCTATATATCGGCGACTTTGGGCGCTCAGGTTCCGCAGCTTGGTAGCACTCTTGGCGGTGCCTATCTTGGCGGCAAGGTCGGCGGAGGGATCGGCGCTGCGTTTGGCGGCGTTGGCGCTATTCCCGGAGCACTTATTGGCAGCGTTGTCGGCGGTATAGCGGCCAACCTTCCGTTTTTCTACGGATCAAACCGAGAAGCTCAGAAGCAGGAGATTGCTAAGGGTAACCGCGTGGAAGTAAGCGAGAGCGCAGCTATTTTAGCAGCGGGTCCCCAAGCCCTTCTTGATTATATAGCAGACCGATTCCTTATTGGCGGACTAACTCCGAAGGCCATCAGGCAGGGTGGTCTCTTTACAAGAGGCATAAAGGGGGGAACCGCTGGCGTAGTGACTGAAGTTCCAACTGAAATTGGGCAGCAAGTTCTTCAGCGCCTTCAAGCTGGGCAGGACCTTACTAGCGATGAGGCTATGGATGAGTATTTTGAGGTCGCGGTTGCCGCTGGTCTCGTCGGTGGCACAGTCAGAGGAGGAACAAGTATATTTCAAGGCCGCGTAGAGGATGATGCTCCGCCGCCACCTAAAACTGAAGATGAGCTTGCAGCCGATGCTGCTGCCGTTTTCAACGAAGATACTGAGCCTCTTGCGCTTCCTGCGCCCGAAGAAACCCCTCTTCTTCCTGATTTCTCCAACGAAGGGGTCCCGATTGTCGATCCAGATGTTGATATTGGAAGTCTTGTTGATGGCGTTGTTTCTAATTTCTCTTCTGACCTGCCTCTTTCTTTTAATAAAGGGAAGGTCGTCGTAACTGACGATGTTGGAACACCAGCCTCTTACGAGGTCGCATCTAGCTCTGATGGTATATTTGTTGTTTCTAAACAGGGTGTCCGGGTTTCCCCCAATTTCTCTTCTACGGAACAGGCGGCTGAATTTCGTGACCGGCTGAATGTGTCCGTTAACGAGATGATGGCTGTTCAGGATGAAGTCGAAACACAGAGACAGGCTACAGAGGCTGTAAAGCGGGCCAAACTTGAGGAAACGGGCGCAACACTGGAAGCGGCGAGAGCAACCCTATCCTCGCCTTCTATTGATTTCTCCTCTATTCCGGGGGACGCAGCCCAAGCGATAAATGTTAAGAGGACCCAGACTGGGCGCAGTACACTTGGCGCTCAAGACACAGTAACCCTTGAGGAACTCAGTGATAACAATGTCTCTCAGGAGGTAATCGACGGTCTGTTACCCTCCTCCGAAGCGGCCACCGTCGAAGATGTGCGTTCTGCTGCCGCGTCTAAAAACATTTTGGTTGAAGACGCTGGCTTTGAGCGCTTTGCCCGCAGAAATACTGGCTCCGCAAACATAGAGAGAATGTCGCCTACTCAGCTTGGCTACATGATCGACGCTATCGAGGGGCTGCCAGCGATACCCGGTGAAACCGCACAGGCACTGCCTGTTATCCAAACACCCGAATTTACAGGCCCTCAGTACAGCGCAACCATATCTCTTGCTAAACGCAAGGGCGAGGAAGGTGTTCTAAAGTCTGAGGTTTCCAAGAACATCGATATGAAACGCGGTGCTCCCACGCAATCCCTGATACAGGCTGGCTTGGATCGTGGCGATCTTGTGCCGCATCCCACAAAAAAGAATAGGTGGGTCAGTAGGCAGTTCTACGAAGAGAGACTTAATAGACCCCGTACACCTCTAGAGAGAGGCGAACAGGTAGAGGCAGAGGCCCGCGCAAGGGAAGAGCAAGCGCAGCCAGAAATGCCAGCCCGTGAGACCCTTGGCCCCGGCATTATCGTAGAAACCACGCGGGAAGAGGGTGATACGCGCTCTATCCCTGAACGTAGCAGGGAATTCCAAGAACGTCTTGGAGAGACCACGCCCACGCCCGAGGCCCTATCCAGACGCGAGGAGATACAGCAATCCCTCACTGATGAGCTTAACAGGTTTGCTGCTAGTCCCGCTGGTAGGGCGGCAAAACTGGATGCCAGCAAGATCGGCGTTGAGATTGTTGATTCAGTAACGACTGGGGCGGGGACAAGGGCAGAGGGCCAGCTACTCGCTGACGCTGACAGCGGTAAGGTAATTATTCAACTAGCTTTGGACACGGCTCAAGAGGGCGCAGCAACTGACGCACAAGTTAAAAATAACCTCAGAGATGTCTTCAATCACGAAGTGGTGCACGCTCTAAAAGCGCTAGGCGTTATCAACGAAGCTGATATGGCATCACTCGTTAAGTACTCAAAGAACGCCCGTATAAAAGGCTCGAAGAAAACGATTTATCAAGAGATCGTAGAGAACTATACGGAAAAGAATGTCGGACGCCAACTCTCTAAAGAAGAGCTTGAAGAAGAGGCGGTTGCCGATGCTTTCCGTTACTGGGCTGCTGGTCAACTCAAGGTCACCGGCAAGCCTAAGAGCATATTCGACCGCATTGTGCGCTTCTTCCGCAGCATTGGTTCCGGCCTAAGCAACGCTGAAATAACATCTGCCGAGCAAATCTTTAATAATCTACGCGCACCGATTGGTGCACGGTCTGCTCCCGTTGCTCCTGCTAACAGAGAAGCCGCAAGACAGGCAGAGGCGGCTGCTGCTGCCGAAGGCATGGATGTGCCAGATGCGCCAATAGATGCGTATGAGGGGAAGTATTCTCTATACCCCGCACAGTTGGATGGTCTGGCGCAAAAAATTATGGGCGTCGAGACTGTGCGAGAAGGGAATATTGTTCGCCGCTTCAGGGCTACCGATCTCCCCGCCGCAGTGAAGCAAAGGCTGCGCTTAAACAAAGAGCAGAAGAAGGCTCTAGATCGACAAAAAGCAGCTATAGACGGCAAGTATTCTTTGGCAAGAAAGCCTATTGATCCAAAAGACCCGGTCTTTTCTTCGCGTGACTCAAAACATGATAACGCAGAAGTAGCGGGTAAAGCGCTACCTCCACGAGGTAAGGCGCGTCGTCTGTCTGTCCTCGACCTCCTGTACAATGACAATCTCCTGCCCCGAACTGGAAGCAGCACTGGGTACGTTGCCCGACTGTTGCAGGAAAGGTCGAGAAAGGTTTTGAGCGGCAAGCCGGTGGCTATCGAATCGGACACAAGCAAGGACGGACTGCTTTCTGATGTGTTCGCTGCTGAGGCTATTGCCGCTCTTGAAGAGACAGGCAACGCGGCGACTTGGTACAGCGAGAAAGTTACGGAAGCCATTGAGGTGGCGTCTCAGTTGTACCCTGAGATAGCGACTGATGCTGATGCCCGTTTTGCTTTTCTGGCAGCCCTCTCGGTAACAAGCCAGAACACTCCGGTTATGGAGAACTCGGTCTATACGTCAGAGGTGTATGAGTATTTCCGTGAGAACCAGCGCTTCCCTGAGGACTTCTCAAAAGGCAAGCACGGCAAGTCTATGGCGAGTAATTTCGCTCTTTTGAACGATCTGTTGGACACTATGGGTCCGCAAGGTGTTCGAGCCTTCTTTGATAAACAGTTTACAGTTAAGCAGTTAAAGGATGCTGGTTTTAAGCCGCCGAGTGGTGAGAACGTAGACACCGTTGTTTACGGGTCTTTTCTGCTTGGCCCCAAAATCGGTCAGGGTTTTTATCAAAACCTGAACGGGAACTTCTCTCCGGTCACTATCGATATGTGGCTGATGCGGACTGTTGGTCGGGCAACTGGTCGATTAATCGGCAAACCTGAAATTGTTGAAAAACAAGCAGACAGGCTGCTAAAGGGGCTTAACGCCGATCCAGAAAAGAGCCGCAACAATTTCTTGATAGCCTCCATTCGGGATGCACAGATTGATGGCGACCTTGACGCTTTGGTCGAGGTAGCTGATGAGCTTCGTCTGGAGCATGACCGTCTCTTTCTGACACCTGAGGTACAAGCACTATTCCGTCAGAAAAAATACAATAAGCCCGAGTGGGCAAAGGCTGCTGAAGCAATCATAACGCAGCAAAACAAGCCTCAGGATGCCCCATCCGGGGGCAACTTCCGAAATGCTGTTCGCCGCATTATGGACAAGACGCGCCAAAAGATGGCCGACAGTGGGTATGACGTAACCAACGCGGACCTTCAGGCTATTCTTTGGTATCCAGAGAAGAATCTGTACAAGAAGTTGGGCGTTCGCACGAAAGATAACCTGAACATTGATTACGCTCAGGCGTTTGAAAGAATTTTAGAAGGAAGGACTGAGTTAGATGCCGAAGGAAATGTTTTACAGCCCGTGGGGAGAGGGGTCGGAACAGAAACCGCCGATGTCACGGGAAGAGCAGAAGAAGATGGTCTCGAACTTGATGAAATTACGTCCGGTGAAGGGGCCGGATCAGACCCCGGAAGACCAAAGTTCTCGTTAGCTCCTCAACGTGAAACCCCGGAGAACACTCTTCTTAACTTTATCAAGCAGAACCCTGAAGGCTTTACCGTCACGATTGACGGTCAGCCCGCCCCTGCTGGCTACGTTGTCGCTCCCGTAAAGGCTGCCGAGATAACTGTTAAGGCTGATGAGCTTAACGCTGACTCGGTGCGCGAATACGCAGAAATCTTGAAGGATGTTGCGGACTCGACAAATCGCGAGACCTACGCTGGTGGGTGGCTAAACTCCGAAGATGGCCTGTACTACCTTGATGCAGTCCATATTTACGATGAGCTTGACACCGCACTCTATATTGCTGATAGTGCAGAACAGCTTGCTATATTTGACCTAAGGACATTCGATGAAGTCAGAACCCCAGAAGGTATCGAACAACTCAAATCGGCTGGAACTTACAGCGATCAAGCCCGGAATGAGCGTGGAAGAGATTCAGACCAAGCTGCTCGAAAGTATGCGGAAATCCGCGCAGACAGAGGTCCGAAATTCAGTCTCTCAAGAGAGCAGTTAACAGAGAGAGACAGCTTCTCTCGGTACAACGAACAGTTCAGTGTACCGATTGATGCCTACGAGGCATCGAGCTTATCTAGAGTAACATCTCCAAGTCCTCACTCCGAGAACGGCTCTCATAGGATTTTGTTTGGCAACAAAGCCTTGACCGTCTTTGTGCCGAAGGGCTTTGACAAGTTTAGTCGTAATCGTGACAAGACCTTTGGTTTCGGCCAAAGGCATATGGTGAAGCACGATGTAGAGGCCTCCAAGCGAACAGGGGGTACCTATAACAGCATAGCTGATCTTGCCACAGCCGCCTTAAATGCATATTGGCCGCTCAGGAATAACTTAGGGGGAAGCCCGTTTAAGGTAACTGAGGTGCAAGGCGCGACGGGCAGTCCTCAGATGAGGATGGAGTGGAAGAACGAAAGCTCTGGATACCCTGCCGTATTTATTTTTGAGCCGTTCTACGTCTCGACCGTTATGCCGGGTGTCGCTCAAAAGAATCCGAATTTAGCAAACACACAGGTCATGTACCTGAAGAACGGTTTTGTTGGCGCTTCTGATGGTAAGAGCAGCAGCCCCGTACCTCAGCCAGCTATTCGAGTAAAAGACCGCACTCGTGAGATGGAAGTTTCTATCCAGCGGGGAATGGCTAACGCTGTCTCCGCACAAGAGAGCGCAAAAGTTGAACGCGAGGTTCTTACACTCAAAAGAAAATATAGCCTGAAGCGCAGTGAGGACAATCTCTCTCCTGACGCTAGAAAGATTTATCAGGATCGTATTTCTACACCAGAAGATCAGACATTCTTTCAGCGGATAATGTCTTCTTTTGATATGAGTGACCCAAGCAAGCGCTCTGTGATGCTCAAGATCAGGCGTAACATAGCTGATAACTATGCTGGTGCTCGTGCGATGGGCAAGAGGGCGCAAGAAATTGCCGATATCAATGCTGAGGCTCAAGTCAATTCAGCAATCGGTCAGCTTGAGAGAAAGCGCGGAGTTGTTGCCGCTGGTTTGAATATAGGCCCGCTTGTAAGGTTTGGCGGTCAAGTCACTGCCATCAATGAGAACATTGTTGAGAACCTTGAGAACGATCAAGCCCGTGCAAAATTCCAAGCTGCGTTTGATCGTTTACAGCAAGAGACGCAGTACATAGAAACTGACCCCGTGACTGGGGAGCAGACTGTTGTTCGCTACGAAAGCACCGCAGACCTCAAAGGTTTAGCGAAAATTTTTGAAGAAATTGAACAAGAAGGTCTTTGGGCTGGTTTTAACTTGTACGCTGCGGCTAAAAGAGCCAACAGGCTCATGACAGAGGGGCGTGAAAAAACCTTTACTCAGGAAGAGATCAATCTCTCACTTGAAGAGGGGGCCAAAAACCCGGCGATTGTGCGGGCGTATCGAAACTACCAGCTTTGGAATAATGCTTTCGTTGGGGTTATGGAAAACTCCGGTGTGATCTCAGGCGAAGCGGCGCAACTGTGGAAAGACAATTCGGACTATCTTCCGTTCTATCGTCAAGCCTTTGAGAATGAAGGTGCCATTTATGACATACCGACCGCTCAGGAAACGGCAAGCGGAGATGTTATCTTCACTCCCGATGGGGCGTCTCCTAACAACAGTGTGCTGCAAAATGTTTATAACATTAAGGCTCCTAAAGAACTGAAGGGTGGCAAGCCGTTTTACTTTGTGATGGTGAATAACGTATCTGACAGTAAGTCCTATACGAACGCCGAGGACGCTGCCACTCGGTTAAACGAACTAAGGAAAATGAACCCGAGGGCAAAGGTTGGTCTAGCAAAGAGCAATCAGCGCATTGACAACCCAATCAACAACATACTCAGAAACTTCGACGCTGGTGTAACATCTGTTCTGACTAACGTGGTCGCGTCACGCGCTGTTCGAGACCTTCAACGTCTTGGTCTTGCCCAGAGAATTCCCACTCCCAATAGAGTGGAGCCGACGCCTGATGTCGTAGGCATTCGTGTTAACGGAGAGACAAAGTACTACAGGGTGCAGGACGAGCTTCTTCTTGCTTCGTTGGGAGCCACTGGCGACTTCCAGATGCCGGGTCTCGACCTCATGGCTGCACCAGCAAACCTCCTTCGTGAATTGATCACGAAAGACCCCGGATTTATGGCAGCAAACATGCTGCGTGACTCTGTGTCCGCTTGGACAACTTCGGGAGTCACCAAGATACCGGGACCCAGCACAGTTGCCGGGTTTGTCAAAACAATTGCAAAAGATGCCAGCGCTGAGGCTTTGGAGGCCTCTGGGGTGGTTGGTGGCTACGATGCAAAGCAGGACAAAGAAGCTGTAAAGCTGTTCAAAAAAATCAACAGGCAGCGAGGACGCGGTGGACTCAGTCCTATAGCTTGGTGGGATAAGTGGGACAAGTTGTCCTTGGCCTCAGACACCGCAACCAGAGTCGCTGTCTACAATCAAATCTTAAAAGACACGGGTGGCAATATAGCCGCAGCCAATACCGAAGCTCTAGATGTTATCAACTTTAGCCGCAAAGGCTCTTCTCATGGCATCCGCTTCTTCTCTGCCGTTGTCCCATTCTTGAACGCTCGTATTCAGGGCCTCGACGTTCTTTATCGTAGTGGGGCGCGAGGCGATGTGGGAACGACATCATCTATGACCAAGGCGCAAAGGCAACGGCGCTTCTTCATGAGGGCATTGGCAATCATATCTATGTCCACCGCGTATGCTATGGCGTCTATGGATGACGAGGACAACGAGTGGTACCAAAACGCTACTGAAGTAGACAAGGATAACTACTGGATTATTCCGCCTACGTGGCTTGGTCTCGACACAACTCCTGACACCCCGGCCCTCAAGATACCCATTCCTTTTGAGGTTGGTGTTCTCTTCAAGGTTGTCCCGGAAAGGATCGTGCGTACCGTTCGTGACGACACGGGAATGTCAGGGAACTGGGGCGCTTTTCAACGCCACTTTATGGGGACATTCGCTATTAACCCGGTTCCTCAATTTATGCTGCCAATCGCAGAAACAGTGGCTAACTTTGATTCCTTCACGGGCAGACCTGTCGTCACCTATTGGGATGAAAAGAGAGAGCCTTATTTATCTAATCCTGATTACGTCTCACCTTTAGCCATTGAGACTTCTAAAGGAATTTCCGATAAGTTTAACATTCGCGTTCCCGCAGAGAATATCGATCATTTGGTTCGTGGATACACCGGAACCTTAGGCAGCTATGCCCTTATGGCAGCAGATGGCATCATGAGGTCTGCCGCTGGTATGCCTGATAGGCCCGCGAGAAGGCTGGATCAGTATCCTGTCCTCAGCCGTTTCCTACAGGAAGGTCAGGGAACTGGGCCTGTGGAGTCTTTCTTTGATATTTACCAAGAAGTGATGCTTTTCTCTAGTTCAGTTAGCGAATATGAAAATACGGGTAGGCTTGAAGAATTAGATAAATACATTGGACAGAGACAGAATGTGGCTCTCGAAGCAGATTACATCAAGAGTTTGGCTGAATCGTTGAAAGAACTCCGACGCTTTAGAAAACAGGTTTCCACTGACCCTGTGATGAGCGCGGATGACAAAGCGGACTACTTCAAAGAAATACAGACCCAGATGAATGAGATTGTCTCTGAAATAACCAAAGACAAAGAGAGAATAATTCGGAGGACTGACTAATGGACATTGAAGAGTTAAGGGTTGAACTCGAAGAAGATGAGGGAATAAAATACGAAATATATAACGATCACCTTGGTTACCCCACTTTTGGCGTAGGCCATCTGGTTAAAGACGACGACCCGGAGCATGGTATGCCGGTTGGCACTCCAGTAGACGAGGGAAGGGTTGCTGAGGCGTTCGAGCAAGACATAGAGACAGTATTGGAAGATTGTTGTAGGCTGTACTCTGATTTTGACGACCTCCCCGAAGAGGTGCAAAAAATCGTAGCCAATATGATGTTTAACCTTGGCTACCCAAGGCTTAGTGCATTTCGGGGAATGAAGGCTGGCGTTGATGCCAGAGATTGGCATAGGGCTGCTAACGAGATGGTAGATAGTCGCTGGTACAATCAAGTTCCTAATCGCGCAAAGCGGTTAGTAAACAGAATGAGGAGTGTCTGATATGAAGTTCGTAAGAAAAATTCGTTCTTGGATCATTAACCGCGTCTTAGAGATCACAACGTGGGGCGGTATTGGATTGGTTCTGGTCTCCGTTGCCGTAATTATGGATTCATCATTTATTCTGGCAGCATTGGCCGCCGCGTGTGGTGTAATCTCCATCATCGGGCGCGAGAATAAATAGCCAAAATAGGAGGGGAATATGCCTTTCGCTATGAGTTTGACAGGCGGAGAGGTGGTTATTATTTCTCTGCTACTGCTAACCTTGTTTGCATTGTTTAGAAAATGATTGGTTTAATCAGCGCTGTCCTTCCCTCTGTCATGGATGTGGCGGGGAGATTTCTCCCAGAGGACAAAGAAAAACGAGCAGCGGCGGAGCGAGAAATTGAGGCACAGCTAACAACTCACCTCGCAAAGATCGACCTCGCTCAGTTGGACATCAACAAGACGGAGGCGGCTCACCGTTCAATTTTCGTGGCCGGTTGGCGACCATTCATCGGTTGGTCATGCGGTCTGGCGATGTGCCTTAATTTCCTCATATTTCCGCTTGCCTCCTTTGTTCTCGCACAAACTGGTCATCTGGTGGAATTACCTAATTTAGACATGACCCAGATGATGCCTGTTTTGATGGGAATGCTCGGGTTGGGGGGCCTCAGAACCGTGGAAAAGATTAAAAAAATTACTAAATAGTCAGGTTAAAAATAACCTATGAGCGCTCTATTTATCGAACGGCTGTTGCAGCCTTTGTACAGACGGTTCTCGCTGTGGGGAGATTTCGCAACTCAGCCGACGCATCTCTATCGTGGGACGAAGGACCTCGAAAATAATTTCGATGTCATCCGCGCTGAGTATGACCAGATAATCAAGCGATATGATGATTTCGCGCCGTTTCAAGAAATATCCCCTCACCAGACGTACATATCTAATGACGACAAATGGCGTCTATTCTTTTTGAAGGGGGCGGGGCTTTGGTTTCCTAGAAACTGCGAACAGATGCCCAATACGGCTAAGATAATTAAACGCAATAAAGAGATCGTAAGCGCTTACATATCTGTTCTGGGACCGCGAAAGAAGCTAGAGCCTCATGCTGGACCGTATTCCGGTGTGCTTAGGCTTCATCTTGCGCTTGATATACCGCACCAACAGAGGTGCTATATCGATGTGAAAGACGAGAGGCTTCACTGGAGCGAGGGAAAGTGCATCATGTTCGATGACACATATATACATTCAGCAGTCAATAATACTGACAAGCTCAGGTCTGTTTTGTTCATCGATATAGTGCGGCCTCTACCATTTCCATTGCATGTGATAAACTTGGCAGTGATCAGAATGGCTCGTTTGTTTTCGTATGTGCGGATACCCTTAGCGAACCACAAGAAGTGGCAGAAAGTCTTTTACGATGGCTAGAAATTACAAGAAAGAATACAAGAAGTATCACTCTAAGCCCGACCAGAGAGCCAACCGAAGTTCTCGAAACAAAGCTCGTCGGAAGATGGTTAGCTCTGGCCGGATTAAAAAGAGCGATAAGCGAGATGTCGATCACAGGGACGGCAACCCGCGCAATAATTCATTGAAAAACTTGCGCGCCCGTCCGAAGAAAACGAACAGGTCACGCAAGAAATAGTCAGGCGGCTATCGTGAGTTTTGACACAGCGTTGTTTAGGTAGTCGGGCGAGAACTTAGCGTAGACCTTTTCCGTTATCCGACTGTCTTTGTGACCCAGCAGCTTTGCCACCTCAATAATTGGTACCCCATCGCGCACAAGGTTCGTCGCAACAGAATGACGAAGAACGTGTGGGGTCACGCCTTCCAAGCCGCAATCCTCAAGAATGTTCGCCCACGCCTTTCGCATATCACGAATGCGTCTGCCGTTGTTGGAGAT